CAAAATTATTTTTCTCTTCAATAATAGTATAAGTACCTTGATCTCTAATTACACCAGTTATACTGTATTGAGTTCCCGCGCCTGCGCGAATATTAAGAGCAGCCGCAGTTACTTTTATTTGATATTCAGTTGATAAATTTTGAATATCTTTTTCAATAGCCGCTAATGTAATAGGACCTGCTTCTCCATCTGCTGTTAAACCTTTATCTTTTTGATATTTTACAACTGCCTCTTTTGTTTTGCTACCAAAATCGCCATCTGCGCCATATGATCCAACTGAATAACCTAATTTAATTAAATTTTGTTGGAGTGTTTTTACAGCATCTCCTTTAGAACCCTGTTTTAAAATTGTAGTTTGTGAAGTACTAGTACTAGTAGCAGTTACAGAGCTAGTTGTTCCACCTTCAATAGCTTTTTGAATAATCCAAGTTACAAAACAAGCGCACCAATATTGAGCTTGATATTCTGGTGCTATATCTCTCCAATATTTAGTATAATTTGCGGAACCCGCATTTGCAGTCTTACTATCAAGTTGAGAATTAGAAGCTTTTTCTAAGTATCCAACCTCATTATTTGCTACTGTTGTAATCGCATTAATTGCATCATCTGCGGTTTTGAAAATTCCAGCATTAACTAAAATAGAATAGTCTGGTCTAAAATATTTATTTTTTGGATAGTCTGTAATTTTATAAGATTTTTTACAAACTCCTCCACCATTTGAAATAACTGCACTTGCGCCAGACGTATTTCCTTCTATTGTATAAATTTTTTCATTATTTATATCATAAACATATCCTGTATGAGAGTATCTTCCAGAATTATAAAATAATACGATATCTCCAATATGTGGAACTGTATTTGTTGTATATCCCGCTAATTTATCACAAGAGATAAAAGGATAATGTTTTAATAATTGCATTGTATAATATTTAGCTTGTGAGCTAGTCATTTTAATTCCTCCTGTTGAGCTACTTATTTTTGAAGCATATTTATCATAATAAGTTTGTCCATAGGTAGCTCTTGCTTTTTTAACTGAATCTGATGTATCAGCAGGACGCTCAAATTTTGTTAATATAGCATCAGAAGCAGATTGTATTGAACTTGTAGTTTTTAAAATTGATAAAACACTTAAATAAGAAGTTTTTAATTCAGTGATTAACCATTCTAATTGAGCTTCCTCATCTGCTATAGACACATTTTTAGATTTACATAAATTATATAAACCTAATTTTCTATTGGGAGAAGTCCATTGACATAGCCCATATCCGTATTGTTTGTTTGGTAATGGATGCAAAAACTCTTCTTTAGAAATTTGTTCTAAGTCAATAGCAGATGTGTATGTTTCATCTGTATAAACTTTTCCATTTTCTTTCAATCTGTTCAAACAAAGCTTTTCTACTTTATTAAAAATTATTCCAGATTCAGCTTTTAAATTTCCCATTAAACCTGCGGCGCCCTGCTCAGTAAAGCCTTGAGAGATTAAATAATTCCATACTCTTTCTTCAGTAGTATTTCCTTTTAAAGCCATTTAATCACTCCTTTTATTTTTCAATATAATCTTTTAATTTATCATTGCTATTTAATAATTCTTTAAATTTATATAATACTTCATCTACTAAAACACTAAAAGATTCAAAAGAAACTGTTTTAGCTAGGTAAGGAAACTTAACAATAAACATATCATACACATAACGAAGTTTAATCTGTCCAGTTCCAGACCCAAGTTCCTTCTCAGCTGCGGCAACCGCATATAATAACCACTCTTTTACTTTTGCAAGTTGTTCATCGGTCGGTCTTTTCATAAAAACATAAACTGTATATCCGCCAACGGCAATAGCCGCAATTAATATTACAAATAATAACCAATTAGATAATAAAAATTCCATAATATCCTCCTTTAACCAACACTATTATCAGTGTTTTCTATTCTATTTTGTTGTTCCAATTCATGTCTAGCTTTAAGATAATTAATACCATTTTCAGTATTTTCTTTTGTTGATTTTATAGCATATATAGCAAATCCAATCACTTCTCCTACAACAGCTCCAATTAAAGTTACTAGTGGAGTAAAATCTGGAGACAAGCCTGTTACAAGAGTCAAATTAATGCTTTTAATAGTTGCCCATCCTGTAAAAAGCTCTATTAAAGTACAATTTAAAAATAAAAAGAAAATAAGAAGTTTAGTAGTAGTTGGTATTTTTTTAGCTTTTATAGCTTTTCTTTCTTCTTTTATCTTTTGTTTTCTTTGTATAAGATCTTTTTCTTTTGTCCAGCGCTCTTCTTCTCTTTGAATATCTAATTCTCTTAACATTTATCTTCTCCTTTCTTTTATAATAATAAAAAAGACTTATGTAAATTTTACATAAGTCTTATAAACTAAATTATTTATTTTAAAGTTTTTGTGCGAGTTCAGCAATATGACTTCGATGAATATTAACAAGAGTAACTTCACCATAAATATCATCTCCTCTAAAGATCTGAGAGACTCGTCGCATACCATTATTATCTCCAGAATAAATAGGAAGATCAACTTGGGTATCTGAATCGCCTTCAAGAATACAAATAGAGTCTTCACCAATTCTTTGAAGTGCCAATCGCATTAATTCAATATCAAGATTTTGAGCCTCGGTTATATAGACTCCAGCATTAAGACCTGTAGTATCAAAACCGCGGATATCGCTCATTGGAAGTAGTTCAATTAATCCATCTTGAATTAATTTCTCTACTGCAAATTTATCACCAATTTTACTTGATAAAAAGTTTCCTATTTGCGAATCTAAAAGTTTTTCAGTCCTAGTACCAGGATAAAAACCAAGTTTTGCTGAGTCTGCAGTTGCTACTGTATTACAAAAAATAATAATTTTATTAATGTCGCCTTTTTCAAGTTTACTAAATAAAAATGTCATAGCTAACATAGATTTACCTGTACCTGCGGCTCCGCGAATCATAGTAATCTTATTATTTTTTAAGCTATCCATTGCCAAAGCTTGATATTCATCTTTTGGTTTTATTTTACCAAACATTTTACTTTCAAAACAATTAAAAGGAATTTTAACAAAACCGTCTTTTTTATATTTATATTTATCAATAATTTCATTCTTATTATTTTTAATAATAAGATATTCATTAGCTAAAAGATTAAATTCATTTTCACTTGACCATAATTTTTGATATATATTGGCTAGTTCTTCATCAGAATTATAAATTACTTCTTTATAGCCTGTATAATCTTGTAAATCATCTTTTAGATATTTAACATTTAATCCTACAGCTTTTGCTAACTGTTTACAATTTAAGTCTTTTGTAGTAAAAATTATATCATAATCTTTTGAAAAATTTTTCGCAGTTAAAATAATTCTACTATCATCTGTATCTGGTAAGACAGAATTAGTTTTTAATTCTTCATCCCATTCTTTTTGATAATTAATTATGGTATACTTATCTTCATTTTCATCAAGCAGATGAACTAATTTTCTTGCTTTAAATTTAATATTTGCATCTTTTGAAGCTGAAGTTTTAATATTTTCTAATTCTTTTAAAGTAATATTACTAATAAAAAAATAATCTTCAAAAGCATGACGTGATTCATTTAATAAACTGCATGTATCATAAAAAATTTGCATATTGTTCTCCTTAATTAGTCCTCATCTTCATCGTCATAGTTTTCTTCAATATCTGGAGCTTGAAAACCAATAACGTTAGTATTAAGTTCTTCCTCTTCTGGAATTTCTTTTTGAATTTTTGCGGTTTGTACCGTAATTAAAGTACAAAAATATTCAATTAATTGAGAAAATAAAAATATAATACCATTTAATATTGGTAAAAATAAAGATATAAATAATACACCTTTCAAGAAATTTTTCATTAATAAATTCTATTCCTTTCAAGTATTTTTATTTCAATTTTATCTGAAAAATATTTTAAATAAATTAATGATTTTTGTCTCATTATAAAGATTATAACATATTTTTTCATAAAAAGCAAAAACCCTGCTTTAAAGCAAGGTTTAATAATTTTATTTATTTTTCTTGACAGCTGTATGTCTAAAGAAGCTTCCAATTACTCCAAGAGTTCCGCAAAAAAGAGGGAGAGCTTCTTTATTAAAAGATAAACCTAACATAGATAAGTCTTGAATAAAAGTATCTCCAAAAGTTATTTTAATCAGCCAGCCTGTGATCCATCCACAAATAAAACTAATAAATGGAGAAAAAATTAATACTGCAACTACCAACATAATAAGTCCAAAGCAACTAAGAGCTTCTACAGTATCATTATCATAATCATAATTTTTCATTTATTTAATTCCTTTCTGATATCAGTTAATATATTTTCTAAAAGAATAGGATAACAATTATGAGCATCACATTCAACATGGTAAATTAATCCTTTATTAAAATCAAGAAATTTATCTTTAGTATGAGCATGTCCACAAATATTAATAGTTCTTCTATTTAAAGGTTTATTTTCATCAAAATTTGAAGTTAAGCATGGATAATGAGTTAAGAAAAAGTTTTGTTTTTCAATATTTAAAAATTTTGCATCGCACACTTCTACAACATTATAACAATTTTTATAAAGTTCCATTCTTTTATCTGTATCATGATTACCGCGGATAATATGAATTTTTCCTTTAAGCTGTTTAATGCATTTAATTCCTTCTTCATTATCATTTAAAATACAATCTCCAACACAATAAACATCATCGTTTGGTTGAACTACTGAATTATAATTTTTAATAATAGTTTGATTCATTTCATATTGATTTTTAAAGCCTCTAGGTTCATAAATAAAGGGCTGTGAATGGCAAAAATGCCAATCGCTAGTAAGCCAAATATTTGACATATCTATATCTCCTTTTCTATAATTTGAATTGGTTTTTCATCTTCTACAATATAAATTTTATTAAAGCCTTCTTCAAACTCTGGCGCTTCTGTTTGAATAAACATGCGGCGAATGACCTCTTTAGGAACATAAGACCGAGTTCCGCGCCTATTTTCATTTCTTTTTAAACATTCTAATAATGGAGTTTTAATCCAAATAATTTCAATAGAATCTGGTTTTTCTTTAATATTTTTTAGTAATTTTGCTCTTGAAGCTTTATTCAAATGGGTAGCGTCCGCATATACATTAACACCAAGTTTTAGATTTTCATTAATCTGTTTAATAAATTCTTTATACACTTCTTTTTCTTTTGAAAAATATTCTTCTCCATCTGCTACCATAGAAAAGCGTATTTTATCTCTTGAAATAATAATATCATCTTCTTTATAATGATTTTTAATCCAGGTGCTTTTTCCCGATCCTGGAGTTCCACAAAGTAAATATAAAATTGCCATTATTTACCACCCTCTATTTAATAAATTTAAAGTTTCTTCTTTATCTTCATTTTCAATAATAATACGATGGTTGCAAGAGTAAGAATGATTTGAGTTCCAACACTTGCCATTTTTATTATATTCACAAGATGTTTTATTACAATTCATTAATTCTGCAATAGGAATTTTATGTCCATCTACAAATCTTCCAAGACGAAACTCTTCTTCAAAATCTTCGCGGTTATAGGCGCCAAAAGGACGAACTTCCGCATGATTAGTTTCTTTTTGACAATTTAAACAAAATATTTTTTTTAAATGTCCAGGTTCTCTTTGTTGTCCTGCTCGTCTAACAATTGGAATTCCACGTTTTCCGCACTTAGTGCAATAAAATTCACTTGTTGTAATTTCATCTTTTCTTATTTTCATTCATCATCAATCCTTTCTACTTTTAAAATATTTTTATAATTGTCCAAAT